ATGGGGTGCACAGTAAAGATGAATAAAATTAATGATAGGGATTTAACAGAATTAAGTAGTTACTGGGTTTATCAAAATATTGATATAAAAAAAGAATTTAAAGTTAATGGAAAAAGGTTTAAACAAGTAGACAGTTATAATGATGATAAGAATAGTAATTTGAATGGTGCTGCTGATATTAAAATATATGAGTTATTAGATGATAAAAGTAAACCAACTGGTCAACAGACAATAATTTATCAAGGAACATCTAATGAGGCAATTAATCCAAATAATCCATTAAAATCATCGGGGTTTGGAGATGATTGGCTCCAAAATGCTAAATTAATGAATAATGATAATGAAAGCACAGATTATTTAAAGCAAACAGATCAATTATCAAATCAATATAAAATAAAGTTAGAAGATGCAGATAGATTATCAAATAGTGATTTTTTAAAAAAATATAGAATGGAATCAAGTAACTTCAAAAACAAAACCATTGTGGCGGATGGCGGTAATTCGGAAGGCGGTGCAGGAGCAAAATATCAAGGAGCGAAACATCCGAATGAAAAAGTTGTTGCTACTGACTCAGCAATGATTCCTTATGCTGCTTGGCAGAAATTTGCTAGACCACGCTTTGATAATATGATTAGTTTTAATAGTACCAACGATTTATTAACATGGTTACAAGATCCATTCATCAAAGATATGCCAGGAAAACGCGTTAACATTAATGATGGTGTGCCCAGGTTAGATACTTTAATAGACAGCCATGTAGGTTATAAAAGGAAGTTAAATAGAAAAGATAACACATACGATACTGTACCACTAATCAAAATAAAGTCGGTAAAAGATACAGAAATTAAAAATGGAAAAAAGTAAAAAAGACTATTAACATAACATTAGATATGGATGGGCGAATTCCAATAAATGTTTGGACAGGAGATTCGATTGCACGTTCTGGAAGAGGAACTTTAATTAAACTTAATTTAGAAAATCTTGATGCGTTGAGTAAACTGATTACTGGTGAAACAAGTGGTATGTTAGCAGAATGCGTAATCTTTTTAAATGAAAGTTTTAACATCTCAGAAAATGAAAATAAAAATTTTGCAGATAGAAAGAAACAATTATCAGAAGGATTTAAGGATAAGATTAACTTATTTCAGTTAGAAGAAATGGAAAGAACTTTAATTAGTAAAATAAACTCACTTGAAGAAGTTGCAGATGAAACAATAGAAAGTATTAGTGCTGTTAAACACTTATTACCTGATTTTGCATTGGATGCATTAAAAGAAAGAATTAATGAGTTGTTTAAAGGTATAAAATCTTTTATAGAAAAAGTGTATGATAGTATAGATAATGAAATTTTAGAAATTTTCAAAAATATAGATCACGACTTCAGAGATGGAGTATCTGAAGAAATGATGAAACATTTGAAAGTAGTGAAACAGAATATAGACCAAATAAAAAATCAAAATGATATTTATGGTAGGCAAATTGCAGATATTAGAAGTATTATGAAACAACAAGATGCAACAATTTTAGATGGAAATTTTCAAATTAATTGTAGCGGCGAAAATATGGTACAGGGTCTAGTTATACCTTCTAATTATTTAGGAAGAAAAATGAAAATATTAAAAGACCATATCGATGATGGTATTAAAAAAATAGCAGACTATGTTCAAGGTATATATGATGAATATGCATCGAAAATTGTCGATGTAATAAAATATTTGATTAATACAATTCCCAAAATACGTAAGAATTTAAGACATGCAATTGAAATGTTAAATGTAAAAAAGAAAGAATTTTTGTCCCTGATTCCTAATGTAACTTGTAATTATATTAAAACTAAATTAGAAGAATTAGATAATACTTTAGGCAAATGGGAGCCTTTTCTTAATGATTTAAAAGCAGTGTCACCAATTTTAGATAACCATTTAGATGATATTGTTAAGAACATGAAGCCTTTGATTGTACAAATGATATTTGAACCATCACATTATGATGATATGTTTATTTCAAGAAAAGCTTTAACGCCAGTGTTCTCAAGCGTTTTATAAAGCTTGTAAAAAATATAAGGGCAAAAAAAGGGCGGATTTAAGCTAACTTGGAATGTTTTCGAGTTTTTGAGTTAGTTCTCTATCCATTTTTTCAGTTACATGAGTATATATGCGAATGGTTGTTTTTTCATCTACATGTCCTACCCTTTTCATAATTGCTTTTAAAGAAACATTCATTTCTACTAATAAAGTTATGTGTGTATGTCTAAATGTGTGCGTGGTAACTTTCTTATTCATATTTAAAGCTTTTGTAGTTTTCTTAAGCACACCGGCGATTTGATTATTACATAAAGGATTCCCTTTTTTTGTTGTGAATATGAACCCTCTGTCAACATAGCTCGAATTCCATCTTTTCAACATTTTGTTTTCCAGTATTATCTTTTTAAAAATTTCTACGGTTCTAGAATTGATGCTGATACTTCTTTTTGAACTTATAGTCTTTGTAGTGTCTTTGTATCCGAATCCTTCCTCGTATTTAATGCGGTGAATTGTACCTGTTATATTGATAGTTTTGTTTAATAAATCTATATCTTTTTCCTGCAGTGCTTGTAGTTCTCCTATGCGCATACCAGTTAAAGCCTGTACTTCTAAGATGCTGGCAATTAAAATGCGATTTCGCTTGTGTAACTTATTATCATTTAGTATATGATCACGTATCTGTAGGACTTGGTTCATTTCTAAATAGTTGTACATTTTAGATTCATCTTTTTCGATATCCTCTATTGTTTTTCTTCTTTTAGGAATTTTGACATTAGTTAACAAATATTCATTTGGATAATTGTAAAATTTAACTGCATATTTAATAGCTCCTTTCATATCTCCGAGTTGACGGGTTACTTGATTTTGAGAATAGATATCTGATAATTTATTAATAAATATCTGCATATATTTTGTATCTAGTTTGTTTAAAAGCAAGTTCTCAGAGCTGTATCGTTTAATGTTTCTAATTCTTATTTTTATATTATTAAGAGTAGTCAACTTTGAACCTGATGTTTTTATATGATATTCAAGCCATTCATCTAATAGCGCGTGAAAAGTCAAAGTTTTTAATTCGCTTGACGACTTGTTGTTCAGTTTTTCTTTTATTTTTTCTTCTAAACGAAACATTGCTTCTTTTTGAGATTGTTTTGTATTCTTGTTCAACACAACACTTACGCGCTTCCATTTATCTGTGTATGGATCTTTATACTTCTCGTAGTATCTGTATTTAGTTTCGTTATTTTTGTTTTTAAATTTTTCAATCCACATGTTTATACCTCCTGCAAGAACGTATGTTCTATAAAATATTAAAAAATAATAAGGGTAGTCGGGCTACCCGTAATTTAGTACTAGGTACTAAATGTGTTATAATAAAATAAAAAGTAGGTGATAAGATGACTCAATTTCTAGGGGCGCTTCTTCTTACAGGAGTTTTAGGTTACATACCATATAAATATCTAACAATGATAGGTTTAGTTAGTGAAAAAAACAAGGTTATCAATACTCCTGTATTATTGATTTTTTCTATTGAAACATGTTTGATATGGTTTTATAGTTTTATAATTTTTAATAATGTTGATTTAAAAAATTTGAATTTAATTCAGTTGCTTACAGGTCTAAAAGCAAATATTTTGTTTCTATTTATTTTTGTTTTAACAGTGTTTGTATTTAATCCTTTAATTGTTAAATTTATTATCTGGTTAATTAATATAACCAGAAAGTTTATGAAATTGGATTGTATAAGCTTATTAGACAAAAGAGACAAGTTGTTTAATAACAACGGTAAACCAGTATTTATAGTTATAAAAGACTTTGAAAACAGAATCATTGAAGAGGGTGAACTTAAAACCTATAATTCAGCTGGTAGCGATTTCGATTTACTAGAAGTTGAGCGACAAGATTTCAAAGTATCTGATTTACCGTCAAACGATGAATTGTATATTAAACATACGCTTGTAGACCTTAAACAACAAATTAAATTGGATTTATATTTAATGAATGAATACTAATCTTTTTTCTTAGCTTTTTCTGATAAAGTGCTTTTTAATTTTTCGCTGGCGCCTGACTTTTCAAAACTTTTGTTTAATGGGTTACTACGAGTAGTTTCTTGTTTTTTGTTTTTATCTACCATAAAATTCTCACCACCATTCAACGTCTACACTAGTAGGCGTTTTTTGATTTTTTTTAATCCTTTTTCTCGTCACGCTATATAGGTACTTTTAATCGTAATTAAAGCCAAGTTTATTTAAAATCTCTAAATAATCTGACGACTTTGCCCGTAATGTTTACGTCATTTATTTTTGACATTGGGTAGCTTCTATCTTTAATGGTAACGTAATTAGATAATCGCTTTAGGGTAAATGTGTCATCTGAGTTAAATATAATTTCACAAAAATATTCATCAGTCGCAGTTCCGTTTTCAGGACAGTAAACAGTAATTATATCTCTGTCAAAGATAAAGTCCATTACATCATCATCCTGATCTAAAATGTAGCAAACAGTCATATCTTCATTTTCAACTCTTCTTGCGCTATTTATAGTAGTTATTGGTTGTGCAACTAATTTGCCTTTTGCCTCTGTGTATCTTTTTGGAAATTCCACATAATTCATTAAATCGATTGTTTTATTTGTTTCCATATTAGCTCTTCTTTCTTATATTGTTTTATTAGTTAATATTGGCTCCTGGTACTGCGCTAGCACCAGCTCTTGCTTCCTCTTCTTTTCCTTTTTTGTACTCTTCAAAAGCTTTAGCCTGTTCATCTTTAGTCCAGCCAGGCGAAACGACATACTCATCATTTAAATTAGTATTTTGTGAATCGTTTTCATTTATATTTGCAGGAGTATTATTAGATGGATCTGAATTATTATTAAGTTGATTGTTTTGTGATTGGTTTTGATTGTTTGAATTATTTTGTATGCTATTATTAGGTGGATTTTTATCTTCAACTTTTTTCATTTTTTCTTGTTGCGTTTTTGGTTTGCTATCTTTGTGATTTTGTGTTTGTGACTTTTTATTTTCTTCTTTTTTTGGTTTTTCTTTTTCACCACAAGCTGTTAAAGCTAATGTACTTACTAGTAGCAGTCCGATTACTTTTTTCATATGTATCTCTCCTTTGTTTATATTTCCTTATATTTAAAAACTCTCAACGGCTCAAACGTAATAGAATACTCGCCATAGTGAGTTCCAATACCATATATCTTTTTATATTGTTCTATAGCTTCTAGTATGTATGATTCACTCAACTGCAGATACTCTGACAACTCGTACAAATTACGAACACCGTAGTTGTGAGCTTCTACAATTTCATGTAGCGGTACAGCTGAAGTAAAACCATGTCTACGTGCATAATTTTCAAATTTTCTATTAATCCATTTTGTTTGGTCTAAAATGTTGCCATACGTCAACTTGTGGTGGGCAAGTTGCTCATATAACACTTCTGCTTTACGTACTTCTGATAAATTACGCCTTATATAAATTTTTCCGTTCATATAGCATCCAGGTTGGAAATTTGGAAGCTGGTCAGTTTCTTCTATCTTTATTTTTTCGTTATTTATGCAAAGTTCTTCGTATAATCCCAATATAAACACCCTTTATTTGTCTCTATTTCTAACCCATTCAATGAATCTATTTACTTCTTCAATCTCTTCTTCAGTTAATCCCTCCTTATCAAAATGAGCAGCAATTGTTTCTTGATGTATATCTTTTTTTGATTCAGTAATTCTTGATTTCGGTACATTGAAGTAATCTGCAAGTTGTTGAATTCTTTTAATTCGTGGATATTTAGTTTGTTGAATCCAATTGGAGACTGTAGGTTGAGAAACTCCAATAGCTTCAGCAAGTTCTCTCTGATCAATATTTTTATCATTCATAAGTTCTTGAAGGTTTTCAGATAAAATTTTTCTGACTTTATTATTCTCCATAGTTGTCTCCTTTAATATTACTTAATGTAATATTAACTTACCATAACCGACATTACTTTACAATACTTTTTATAACTTTTTATGAAGAAATATAACTTTATCTGTTGACAAGTAATACAAAGTAATATAAAGTTATACGTGTGAAAGGGAGGTGGACGACATGCCGGAACAATTATCCGTAAGAAAATGGAGACTTGTAAGGGACTTGAAACAGCAAGAAGTAGCAGATATATTGGGCGTCAATGCAAAGACAGTTGGTCATTGGGAAAAGGATGACACTAATTTAAGTAATGTTACAGTTTACGCTTTAGCAAAGTTATATGATATTGAGGTAGACCAGATAAAGGTCTAAATTTTTTGACCTTCGTATAACTTTTTATAACTTTTAGGTAATGTAACAAATGGACATAAACAACTTAAAAGGAGGAACAACAAATGAACGAAGAAAAATTAAAGATGATTCTCTTACTTCTTGAAGATATACCAAGAGACGAATGGAATCGATTAGTAAATGAAGTAAATAATCAATACAGTTACCAAGCTGACAAGGTAGGACTTGCCAGTGATAACTGTCAACAAATAGCAAATAACTATAAGCACTATGGATTTTAAGATGGATAAGGACTATCGTTATTCTTTTCACCTTTAACGTTAATGTCGAAATACAAAACATGATCTAAACTGACAACTCTATCTTTTGGATAAATGATGTGTAGAGTTTTGCTTTCAGCATCTTTCATATGTTCTTGTACTTTAATAACTTCACCATTAATTAAATGTAAATCTAAAGAAGTAACGATTTCTTTATCTAAATATTGAGTGAGCAATCTCTTATGCATACTTATCACCTCCTTTCACTAGGAGATAACAACATTATACACGAAAGGAAAGATAGAAATGCCACACATTTTAAACGTAACAGTTCCAATACCTGAAACACATGTACTTATCACAAAAGATGAATATGATGAGCTAATTGGTTATTCATTAGACCCTGTATGGAACATGAGTGACTTAAAGAAGAAATTAAAAATTGCATCTGATGAGACTATCAAGGACAGATTACTATTTCATCCTAGATTTGAAAAAGAACTAAGAGCGCAAGGAATTGTGCATTACCCAGATGAGAGTTTTAATCGCTGGAGATTTAACGCAAGAAAGATGAATAAATTCGTCGATGAGCATTTCAATGAAATATATAAGGAGAGAATAAAATGAGCGACACATATAAAAGCTACCTATTAGCAGTGCTATGTTTCACAGTCTTAGCGATTGTGCTTATGCCATTGCTGTACTTCACTACAGCGTGGTCAATTGCAGGATTCGCAAGCATTGGAACATTCATATACTACAAAGAATACTTTTATGAAGAATAAAAAAACTGCTACTTGCGTCAACAAGTAACAGTGACAAACGATTAACAAAATTAATTCATTTTCAATATAAAACGAAACAAGGAGGAAGTCAACCATGACTAAAAATTATAAAGATATGACTCAAGACGAATTAAGGGGTTTATTGGCTGAAAAGAATGCAGAATTGTTTGATTTAGCGAGCGAAATCGATGAAGAAACTGAATTTGACGTTTTACTTTTTTCAAATGTAGGGATTAGCAACGGAGATTTTACACCGTCGTCACATTGTGTGATTGGGAATGTTGTTGATATTGCTAATTTATTGAAACGTAGAGCTGTTTACCGAGATATCGCTGATGTTATCAAAATGCGTTAAAAATTCTAGCTATAGATAATGACAAGGAGGACGAGAACAATGTATTACAAAACGGGTGACGTATGTCGAAAAATAATTAATGTAGATGGCTTTGATTTTCAATTAAGAGTTAAGAAACGAGCGTATAGCGTCGAAATGGTTGTTCTAGACCATGAAGGAAATTCAATTGACGGGTTACTAGTTTCTGATGAGAACGATCTATACACAGCTTTAGATATTTTGAAACAAAGTGTTTATGAATGGATTGAAAATAACACAGATGAACAGGACAAACTAATGAACTTAGTCATGAAATGGTAGGTATAAGCATGAGAGATACAGAAAGAAATATATTGAATATTTTTAAGACGTTATTCGACGAATATACTTTGTCAAACCAACGAGCATTATTGGAAATTGAACGTAATCATCACGGATACTTATCGATTAATTTCTTGCACTATCACGACAGTTACAAAACAAACAATAAGCTTGTGCAGATACATGAAATCAATCCAGACAGCCATGAACGAATAAAAAATTTAATTATCGAGGTACTAAGAGGTCATCGGAAGATTAAAAAAGGAGCATGAGGAAGGATATGAAAATAAATAAATTAACAATATCGAACTTTGCCGGAATCAAAGAAGAAAAATTTAATTTTGACGGTAAAGATGCAAAAATATACGGCAATAATGCGACTGGTAAGACTACAACAGCAACCGCATTACAATGGTTGCTTTTCGATAAAGGTTTGGACGGTTCAACCAAATCATTTAACCCTGTACCTTTAAACGAAAAAAACGAAGAAAATTATGAGTTAATTCCGACTGTTTTCGCAGAATTTGAAATCGACGGAAAAATTACGACTTTTAAAAAAGAGTCACATCCTAAATACACAATAAATCAAAAGACGAATCGCAAGGAATACTCACGAAGTCGAACGAAGAAACAATATATCAATGATGAATCAATAAAAGTAAAGGATTATAAAGCTCGTATTGATGAACTTATTGATGAAGATGTATTCAAGTTAATTACGAACCCTCAAGCATTTAACTTACTAGATTGGAAGAAGCGAAGAAGTTTGTTGTTTGAAATTGCTAAACCAATCAATGATGAGGATGTCATTAAAACAAATGATGATTTTAAAGAACTAAATAATATTCTTGGAGATCATGAAATTGAAACAAAGAAAAAGATTCTTACGGACAAGATAAAACAGATTAACAAAGATATCAAAGATATTCCGATACGTATTAACCAAACACAACAAAATAAGCAGGATGTACCAGAATTCGATAATGATAGATACGCAATTATCAAACAAGAAATTGAGCAACTTGAAAATGAGCGTATAGATATTCAAAACGGTAAGGAAGAAATTAATTTACGTAATCAATTAGCTGATAAACAATCAGAATTGAAACGCATAGAAGACAATAACAGCGCAAGTAATGAGAACAAAATCCATGCTTTAACAAATGAATTACACGTTGAAAATGGAACGGTAGCAAACCTTAAAACGAGATTAAAGCAAAACAAACAACAAATCACGCATGAAGAAAATAGACGTAATCAATTATTAGAAAATCATAAAGGATTAAAAAGTGATTTAGAAAAAGCTAAAAATCAAAAATTTGAATATCTTGATGACAATGTATGTAGTTGTTGTGGTCAAAAGTTACCAGTTGAACAAGTGGATATGGCAAGAGAAAAAGCATTGCAGAAATTCAATGCTAGCAAATCGAAAGAATTAGAAACAATACAAACATCTATCAATCACATTATTTCAGAAGGCAAGAAAATAAAGCTAATCATCGAGAAGTTAGAGGATGACAATAATAATCTTCAAATTAAAATCAACGAAGCAGAAGAGCGTTCAGCAAGAATACAAAACAAAATTAATAAGTTGAAAACAACTCACGTTGACGTTACGCAAACTGACGAATACAAAGCAGTAATGTTAGAGATAAATGAGATTAATCAAAAACGCTCTAACATCAGGAAAACTATTCAAGATAAAGTTTCAGGAATAGATGACAAAATAAGCGAACTTACTCAAGAAAAATCAGAAATTGAAGTGTCAAGATCAATCGAAAAATCAAATAAACATCTAGATGATGTTATTTCTGAATTAAGAAATGAAGAAGACAGATTATTGGATGAAAAAGAAAAGTATTCACATGACCTTTATATCTTAAAAGAATTTACAACAACAAAAGTCAAAATGCTTACTGAAAACATCAATAATGAATTTGAAATTGCTGAATTTAAGCTATTCAATACCTTAGTTAACGGCGAATTAGAAGAAACATGTTCCACAACGGTTAACGGCGTCGAATACGACAGCGGTTTAAATAACGCCTCAAGAATTAATGTTGGCTTAGATATCATCAATACACTGTCAAAACATTTTAAAGTTACAGCGCCAATATTTATTGATAATGCTGAATCAGTAACAGAGCTTATCAAAACAGAATCACAACAAATTCAATTGATAGTAAATGAACAAGATAAAAAATTAAGAATGGAGACTATATAAAATGACTGAAAATAATAAATTACAAACTATTGAACAACAATTAGTACAAGAAAAGAACGTATCTGACAACGTATTAAACAAAGTGAGAGTTTTAGAGTCACAAGGCAATTTGGAATTGCCAAATGATTATTCACCAAGTAATGCCATGAAACAAGCATGGTTACAAATCAGCCAAGATAACAAATTAATGAGTTGTAACGATACAAGCAAAGCAAATGCCTTATTAGACATGGTAACGCAAGGTTTAAATCCAGCTAAAAATCAATGCTACTTTATTCCTTACGGCAACAAAATGCAGTTACAACGTAGCTATCACGGTAATGTAATGATGTTAAAACGTGATGCAGGTGCTCAAGATGTTGTTGCTCAAGTGATTTATAAAGGCGATACATTCAAGCAAGAAATGGGAGAAACAGGACGTATCAAAGCGATTAAACACGAACAAGACTTCTTTAACATCGACAAAGAAAACATTATCGGTGCGTACTGCACAATCGTATTTAATGATGGACGAGATAACTATATTGAAGTCATGACTATTGAACAAATTAAACAAGCATGGATGCAGTCATCAATGATTAAAGATGAAAAAGCATTACAAAATTCTAAAACACATAATAATTTCAAAGAAGAAATGGCTAAAAAAACAGTTATCAATAGAGCTGCTAAACGTTATATCAACACATCAACAGATAGCAATCTTTTCAAATACGCACAAGAATCCGAACAACGTCAACGCAAAGAAGTGTTGGACGCAGAAGTTGAAGAAAATGCAAATCAAGAACAATTGGACTTTGAACAACCAGTTCTTGAAGAAGCACAATACACAGAATTAGAAAATGATAAGCCTATTGATGTATCTGACTTTGAAGAAATAAAAGAACCTGCAACAGAAAAAGAAAGCGAAGAAGAGCCATTTTAATTGAAACAATAGCAACTGGTTCAAGTGGTAACTGCTACGTCTTAAATGATGGACGTACTACGTTACTACTTGAGGCAGGTATAAAATTTGAACGTGTTCAAAAGCATTTCAAATATAAAACAAGACATATAGCAGGGTGTCTTATCACACACGAACATGGTGATCATGCAAAGTATACAAAGCAGTTTGTCGACAATGGTGTAATCAGCTATATGACTGCTGGAACACAACAAGCTATGAATTTTGAAAGTCATCGCTTATGCACGATTAAGGCAAAGCAAGAGCTGCGAATAGGTACATGGTCAATTCTACCGTTTGACATCGAACATGATGCTAACGAGCCTGTGGCTTTCTTATTACAAAGCACACTAGGTTATAAGGTTCTGTATGTTACTGATACAAAGTATTTGAAATACAAATTTAATGGCATTACGCACATGATGCTAGAAGTTAATTATATCTATGAACAAATGCAAGAAAACATAAAAAACGGCAGTGTGCACAGCACATTAGCAAACAGAATTATGGAGTCTCATTTTAGCTTAGAACATGCTATCGGAATGTTAAAAGCAAATGATTTAACTAGACTCGAAGAAATACATTTAATTCATTTAAGTAGTCAAAATTCAAATGCAAAATACATTAAAAGTGAAATACAAAAAGTGACGGGCGCGCCCGTTTATTTTGGAGGTTTATAAATGCTAAACAGAACAATATTAGTTGGTCGTTTAACTAGAGACCCAGAATTAAGAACCACTCAAAATGGTGTAAATGTAGCATCATTCACATTAGCAGTTAACCGTACATTTACAAATGCACAAGGCGAGCGCGAGGCAGACTTTATTAATATCATCGTATTTAAAAAACAAGCAGAGAACGTTAATAAATACCTATCTAAAGGATCGTTGGCGGGCGTAGATGGTAGGTTACAAACGCGGAACTATGAAAATAAGGAAGGTCAACGTGTATACGTTACGGAAGTTATTGCTGATAGTATTCAATTTTTAGAACCGAAAAACTCAAATGACACTCAACAAGATTTATATCAACAACAAGTACAACAAACACGTGGACAATCGCAATATTCAAATAACAAACCAGTAAAAGATAATCCGTTTGCGAATGCAAATGGTCCGATTGAACTAAATGATGATGATTTACCATTCTAATTTAACCGGTTTGAAAGTGAGGTGTGTATATGACTGGTTGGATAAGTATTGATCGCTCAATTCAAAATCATTGGCTATTTAAAGAAAAGAGAACATTTTCAAAGTTTGAAGCATGGATATATTTACTCATGGAAGCGAATCATTCAAAGGCAAAAGTGCCTATAGGAAACCAAATTGTAACCGTTGAAAGAGGACAAAGATTAACATCTATTTTGACCTTGTCTGACCTTTTTAACTGGTCACGATTTAAAGTGAAAACCTTCCTTGACTTACTCGAGAGTGATGGAATGTTAGAAGTCAAAACAACATCAAAATATACCCTTATAACCATTGTCAATTATGACTTTTATCAAAGTGAGCAGGGCAGGAACCAACATCAAAACGACATCAAACCAACATCAAAACAACATCAGTCAAACATCAACCCAACATCAAAACAACATCAAACCAACACAAACAATAATGATAATAAAGATAATAATGAAAAGAATGTGAATAATGAGAAGAAGAAGACAACCGCCTTCGACTTCTTCCAAGATAACGGATTCGGTTTCATAACTTCTTACAATTTAGACGATTTAAATTATTATCTTGATTCATTTGAAAATGATTCAGATGAAATAGTTACCGCATCACTTAAAATCGCTAAAGACAGAAACAAAGTTACTTGGGGATATGCTAAAAGCATTTTGAATACATGGCTTAATGCAAACTTGAAATCTATTGAACAAGTACGTGCATTTGAAAAGCAACAACTTGAAAGCAAAAAACAAAATTATAAACCTTTCGTTAAACAATCAAAAGAAAAAACACCCAAATGGCTCACAGACAGCACGAGAGAAACGAAAACGCCGGAAGTAGATGAAAACCTTGAGAAAGACAGAGAAGCTTTTATTAAGCGTCTAAATAGCAAATGGGAGTGATTGAAAATGGATGCATTTGATAAATACTATCTATTTGATCATGACGGCAACAAAATGTTTTCAGTTACACCACATTTTAAAGATGGACGGCATTTAGTTGTTGGATTAAAACACACAAAATTCAATGGTCGACGTTGGTACTTAGATGATTATGAATTAAAAACACTTATTGATAATGAACAAATGGAGTTAGGACACCAAACAAGCTTATTTGAATATATATGAGGGATTACATGGAGATAGAAATTAAATTTAATGAAGTGTTTAATGCGCCGATGGGCTCGCCTCGACCGCGTTTTAGCACAAAAGGTAGATATGCACACACATATATGCCTACAAAATATACAGAACATAAAAAATATTTACAAAATCAAATGCCAAAGCTAAATCTAGAAAATGCATTAAAAATTGAATTAGAGTTTTACTTTACTCCACCTAAATCATGGTCGAAGAAAAAGAAAACTCAAGCGATTGGACAATTAAAAGTAACTAAACCAGATATCGATAATTTGATGAAGACAGTTCTAGACGCTTGTAACAATTATTTGTGGAAAGACGATAACCAAATTACAGAAATAACTAGCTCAAAGCGTTATGGAATTGAGCCCAAAATAATCATACGAATAGAAGAAATATAAGAGGTGGATAAAATGGCGAGAAAAGCAAGGATTGTAACAATAAATGATAAACCATATAGGTTTACCAAATCTGAAATGGAATTAATAGAAAGTCACGGTATAACCGCTGGAATGGTTTCTAAGAGAGTAAAAGACGGTTGGGAACTACATGAAGCAATGGACGCACCAGAAGGTACGCGTTTAAGCGAGTACAGAGAAAAGAAAACAATAGAAAGACTGGAACAAGCTAGACTCGAACGCAAATTGGAAAGAAAGCGAAAGAAAGAGGCTGAGCTAAGAAGAAAGAAGCCACATTTGTTTAATGTACCACAGAAACATCCAAGAGGACGTTATGCGTGCTACCTGATGGAAAACGACATATTCGTGAAAGTTAAGAAGTAGATCATGACAGATAACGCACGCAAAGAATACCTAAATCAATTCTTTGGATCTAAGAGATATCTGTATCAGGATAACGAACGAGTGGCACATATTCATGTAGTAAACGGCACTTATTACTTTCATGGGCATATCGTACCAGGTTGGCAAGGCGTGAAAAAGACATTTGATACAGCTGAAGAGCTTGAAACATATATAAAGCAACAGGGTTTGGAATATGAGGAACAGAAGCAACTAACTTTATTTTAGAGGAGGTTATGAAAGTGAACTATGAAACAGGATTCCAAATAGGCGTAATGGAAGCTAGGTTGAAGAAGATGAGAAAACAACGTGATGAGTACAAGAAGCAACGTGACGAGCTTATTGGGGATATAGCTAAGTTAAGAGAGCGTAACGAAGAGCTGGAGAACATGTGGCGCACGCTTAAAAATGAATTGTTTGGAAGATACGAATTTTACCGTTTTAGACTTAGCGAACTACAGATTGAGAGCAGAGCGAACAAGGAAGTAGCTATATATAGAAGAGCTGAAATCAACTTAAGTGTTATATTGTGCCGAATGGACAAACTAGACGGAACAAATGAGTTCTACGAATTTTTAGGGCAAATGGAGGATGACACAAATGAATAACCGCGAACAAATCGAACAATCAGTTATCAGTGCTAGCGCGTATAACGGCAATGACACAGAGGGATTGCTAAAAGAGATTGAAGACGTGTATAAGAAAGCGCAAGCGTTTGATGAAATTCGCGAAGCTATTAATGCGCAATGGGTTGAGTATCCAGAAGACTGGGCGTCAGAGGTTTTGAGAGAAGTAAGAGAGCTTGAATATGAGGAGGAACAGGAAAATGAAAATTAATGAATCTTTGAAGAAATTAAAAGAAAAAGGATACAAAGAAAATGAAGATAAAGCTATTTTTAATTTAGCTGATGGTACGCTAGAAATTTACATCGACCATGACGAAAAAACAATAATTACAGAATTCCATGATTTAAAGGTATTCGTGTCAGAAGATTTAAAAGATAAAAGTATGGAGAGCGTTATGTATGAATTGGCTGGAATTGATGAGGAGGACAAGGAAAATGACTAACATCCTACAAGTAAAGCTATTATCAGAAAACGCTAGAATGCCAGAACGAAATCATAAGACGGATGCAGGTTATGACATATTCTCAGCTGAAACTGTCGTACTTGAGCCACAAGAAAAGGCAGTGATCAAAACAGATGTAGCTGTAAGCATACCAGAGGGCTATGTCGGACTATTAACTAGCCGTAGTGGTGTAAGTAGTAAAACGCATTTAGTGATTGAAACAGGCAAGATAGACGCGGGATATCACGGCAATTTAGGGATTAATATCAAGAATGATAATGAAACGTTAGAGAGTGAGGATATGAGTAACTTTGGTCGGAGTCCTGCTGGGATAGATGGAAAGTATGCCCGACTACCTGTAACAGATAAAATTTTATGTATGAATGGTAGTTATGTCATAAACAAAGGCGACAAACTAGCTCAATTGGTTATTGTGCCTATATGGACACCTGAACTAAAGCAAGTGGAGGAATTCGAGAGTGTTTCAGAACGTGGAGCAAAAGGCTTCGGAAGTAGCGGAGTGTAAAGACATATTAGATCGAGTCAAGGAGGTTTTGGGGAAGTGAGCGACATGTTAGAAATATTTTTAATAGGGTTTGGCGTTTATCTCTTTTATCGCATAGCAATTATTTTTCTTAAGAGTAAAAAGACTATACACACAAACATATATGAAATGTTAATGCTTGCTACTATCTTTATGATATCTACATTTGCTTATAAACATCAAAAGACGCATATCTTAATAGCATTTTTAGTAATGTTTTTTATGAGTAAGCTCAAACAAGTTCAAGGGAGCTATGAGGAATGACACAATACTTAGTCACAACATTCAAAGATTCAACAGGACGTAAACATACACACATAACTAAAGCTAAGAGTAATCAAAGGTTTACAGTTGTTGAGGCAGAGAGTAAAGAAGAAGCGAAAGAGAAGTACGAGAAACAAGTTAAAAGGGATGCAGTTATTAAAGTGGGTCAGTTGTTTGAAAATATAAGGGAGTGTGGGAAATGATTAAAAAACTTAAAAATATGGATGGGTTCGACATCTTTATTGTTGGAATACTGTCATTATTCGGTATAACCGCATTGCTACTTGTTGTCGCATTGCCTATCTATACAGTGGCTAGTTACCAAAACAAAGAAGTACATCAAGGGACAATTACAGATAAATATAACAAAAGACAAGATAAAGAGGACAAATTCTATATTGTATTAGATGATAAACAAGTCATCGAAAACTCAGACTTATTCTTCAAAGGAAAGTTTGATAGCGCAGACATACAAGCTAGGTTAAAAGTAGGTGATAAAGTAAAAGTTAAGACGATTGGATATAGAATACACTTTTTAAATTTATATCCGGTCTTATACGAAGTAAAGAAGGTAGATAAAAAATGATTAAGCAAATACTAAGATTATTATTCTTACTAGCGATGTATGAGTTAGGTAAGTATGTAACTGAGCAAGTATATATTATGATGACGGCTAATGATGATGTAGAGGCGCCGAGTGATTACGTCTTTCGAGCGGAGGTAAGTGAGTGATGTGGATTACTATGACTATTGTATTTGCTATATTGCTATTAGTTTGTATCAGTATTAATAGTGATCGTGCAAGGGAGATACAAGCGCTCAGATATATGAATGATTATCTACTTGATGAAGTAGTTAAAACTAAAGGATACAACGGGTTAAAAGAATACAGGATTGAATTAAAGCGAATGAATAACGATATTAAAAAGTAATTTATATTATCGGAGGTATTACATTGAATGATAAAGATTGAGAAACACGATATCAAAAAGCTTGAAGAATACATTCAGCACATCGATAACTATCGAAGAGAGTTGAAGATGCGAGAATATGAATTACTTGAAAGTCATGAACCAGATAATGCGGGAGCTGGCAAAAGTAATTTGCCGGGTAACCCGATTGAACGATGTGCAATAAAGAAGTTTAGTGATAACAGGTACAATACATTAAGAAATATAGTTAACGGTGTAGATAGATTGATAGATGAAAGTGATGAGGATACGCTTGAGTTATTAAGGTTTAGATATTGGGATTGTCCTATTGGTTGTTATGAATGGGAAGATATAGCACATTACTTTGGTACAAGTAAGACAAGTATATTACGTAGAAGGAATGCACTGATCGATAAGTTAGCAAAGTATATTGGTTATGTGTAGCGGACTTTTACCCTATGTAAGTCCGCATTAAAACAGTTTATTATGTTAGTATCAGATTAATATTTAAAGTTATTAAATGCTAATACGACGCATGAACAAGAGGCGCATCACTATGTGATGTGTCTTTTTATTTATGAGGTATGAACATGTTCAAACTAATAGTAAATACATTACTACACATCAAGTATAGATGCGTCTTGATACTACTTAAGTTATATAAGGTGAAACATTATGATGACTAAAGACGAACGCATACGATTCTATAAGTCTAAAGAATGGCAAACAACAAGAAAAAGAGTGCTAGAAAGAGATAATTATGAATGTCAACAATGTAAGAGAGACGGCAAGTTAACGACATATGACAAAAGCAAGCGTAAGTCGTTGGATGTAGATCATATATTATCGCTAGAACATCATCCGGAGTTTGCTCATGACTTAAACAATTTAGAAACACTGTGTATTAAATGTCACAACAAAAAAGAAAAGAGATTTATAAAAAAAGAAAATAAATGGAAAGACGAAAAATGGTAAATACCCCCGGGTCAAAAAAATCAAAAGCGATCAAAATACTTGGGGAACGGGGAGGGGCTCGACTTCGCGATAATTTTAAAAATCCATGTATACCCCCCCTCTTATAACCATTTTAAGGCAGGTGATGAAATGGAGATTATAGTTGATGAAAACTTAGTGCTTAAAGAAAAAGAAAGGCTGCAAGTATTATATAAAGACATACCTAGCAATAAATTAAAAGTAGTTGATGGTTTAATTATTCAAGCAGCAAGGCTACGTGTAATGCTTGATTACATGTGGGAAGACATAAAAGAAAAAGGTGACTATGATTTATTTACTCAATCTGAAAAGGCGCCACCATATGAAAGGGAAAGACCAGTAGCCAAACTATTTAATGCTAGAGATGCTGCATATCAAAAAATAATCAAACAATTATCGGATTTATTGCCCGAAGAGAAAGAAGACACAGAAACGCCATCTGATGATTACCTATGATTAGTAATAAATACGTTGATGAATATATAAATTTGTGGAAACAAGGAAAGATAATTTTAAATAAAGAAAGAATTGATCTCTTTAATTATCTACAAAAACATATATATTCACGAGATGATGTATATTTTGATGAACAGAAAATCGAGGATTGTATCAAATTTATTGAAAAATGGTATTTTCCAACATTACCATTTCAAAGGTTTATCATAGCTAATATATTTCTTATAGATAAAAATACAGATGAAGCTTTCTTTACAGAATTTGCTATTTTCATGGGACGTGGAGGCGGGAAAAACGGTCTAATAAGTGCTATTAGTGATTTTCTTTCTACGCCCTTACACGGAGTTAAAGAATATCACATCTCCATTGTTGCTAATAGTGAAGATCAAGCAAAAACATCGTTTGATGAAATCAGAACCGTTTTAATGGATAACAAACGAAATAAGACGGGTAAAACGCCAAAAGCTCCTTATGAAGTTAGTAAAGCAAAAATAATAAACCGTGCAACTAAATCGGTTATTCGATATAACACATCAAACACAAAAACCAAAGACGGTGGACGTGAGGGGTGTGTTATTTTTGATGAAATTCATTATTTCTTTGGTCCTGAAATGGTAAACGTCAAACGTGGTGGATTAGGTAAAAAGAAAAATAGAAGAACGTTTTATATAAGTACTGATGGTTTTGTTAGAGAGGGTTATATCGATGCAATGAAGCACAAAATTGCAAGTGTATTAAGTGGCAAGGTTAAAAATAGTAGATTGTTTGCTTTTTATTGTAAGTTAGACGATCCAAAAGAAGTTGATGACAGACAGACGTGGGAAAAGGCGAACCCAATGTTACATAAACCGTTATCAGAATACGCTAAAACACTGCTAAGTACGATTGAAGAAGAATATAACGATTTACCATTCAACCGTTCAAATAAGCCCGAATTCATGACTAAGCGAATGAATTTGCCTGAAGTTGACCTTGAAAAAGTAATAGCACCATGGAAAGAAATACTAGCGACTAATAGAGAGATACCAAATTTAGATAATCAAATGTGTATTGGTGGTTTAGACTTTGCAAACATTCGAGATTTTGCAAGTGTAGGGCTATTATTCCGAAAAAACGATGATTACATTTGGTTAGGACATTCGTTTGTAAGACAAGGGTTTTTGGATGATGTCAAATTAGAACCTCCTATTAAAGAATGGGAAAAAATGGGATTATTGACCATTGTCGATGATGATGTCATTGAAATTGAATATATAGTTGATTGGTTTTTAAAGGCTAGAGAAAAATATGGGCTTGAAAAAGTCATAGCTGATAATTATAGAACTGATATTGTAAGACGTGCGTTTGAGGATGCTGGCATAAAACTTGAAGTACTTAGAAATCCAAAAGCAATACATGGATTACTTGCACCACGTATCGATACAATGTTTGCGAAACATAACGTAATATATGGAGACAATCCTTTGATGCGTTGGTTTACTAATAATGTTGCAGTAAAGGTTAAACCCGATGGTAATAAAGAATATATTAAAAAAGATGAAAATAGAAGAAAAACCGATGGGTTCATGGCTTTTGTTCACGCATTATATAGAGCAGACGATATAGTAGACAAAGACATGTCTAAAGCGCTTGATGCATTAATGAGTATAGATTTCTAATAGAGGAGGTGAGACATGAGTATTCTAGAAAAGATATTTAAAACTAGGAAAGATATAACATATATGCTTGATTTAGATATGATAGAAGATCTATCACAACAAGCGTATGTGAAACGTTTAGCGATTGATAGTTGTATTGAATTTGTTGCGCGAGCTGTCGCTCAAAGTCATTTTAAAGTATTGGAAGGTAATAGAATTCAAAAGAATGATGTTTACTACAAGTTAAATATAAAACCAAATACTGACTTATCAAGCGATAGTTTTTGGCAACAAGTTATATATAAACTAATTTATGATAACGAGGTTTTAATCGTAGTAAGTGACAGCAAAGAATTACTTATCGCAGATAGCTTTTACAGAGAAGAGTACGCTTTGTATGATGATATATTCAAAGATGTAACGGTTAAAGATTATACTTATCAACGTACTTTCACAATGCAAGAGGTCATATATTTAAAGTACAACAACAATAAAGTGACACACTTTGTAGAAAGTCTATTCGAAGATTACGGGAAAATATTCGGAAGAATGATAGGTGCACAATTAAAAAACTATCAAATAAGAGGGATTTTGAAATCTGCCTCTAGCGCATATGACGAAAAGAATATAGAAAAATTACAAGCGTTCACAAATAAATTATTCAATACTTTTAATAAAAATCAACTAGCAATCGCGCCTTTGATAGAAGGTTTTGATTATGAGGAATTATCTAATGGTGGTAAGAATAGTAACATGCCTTTTTCTGAATTGAGTGAGCTAATGAGAGATGCAATAAAAAATGTTGCGTTGATGATTGGTATACCTCCAGGTTTGATTTACGGAGAAACAGCTGATTTGGAAAAGAACACGCTTGTATTTGAGAAGTTCTGTTTAACACCTTTATTAAAAAAGATTCAGAACGAATTAAACGCGAAACTCATAACACAAAGCATGTATTTGAAAGATACAAGAATAGAAATTGTCGGTGTGAATAAAAAAGACCCACTTCAATATGCTGAAGCAATTGACAAACTTGTAAGTTCTGGTTCATTTACAAGGAATGAGGTGCGGATTATGTTAGGTGAAGAACCATCAGACAATCCTGAATTAGACGAATACCTGATTACTAAAAACTACGAAAAAGCTAACAGTGGTGAAAATGATGAAAAAGAAAAAGATGAAAACACTTTGAAAGGTGGTGATGAAGATGAAAGCGGAGATTAAAGGCGTCATCGTTTCCAACGAAGATAAATGGGTTTACGAAATGCTTGGTATGGATTCGACTTGTCCTAAAGATGTTTTAACACAACTAGAATTTAGTGATGAAGATGTTGATATTATAATTAACTCAAATGGTGGTAACCTAGTAGCTGGTAGTGAAATATATACACATTTAAGAGCTCATAAAGGCAAAGTGAATGTTCGCATCACAGCAATAGCAGCAAGTGCGGCATCGCTTATCGCAATGGCTGGTGACCACATCGAAATGAGTCCGGTTGCTAGAATGATGATTCACAATCCTTCAAGTATTGCGCAAGGAGAAGCGAAAGATCTAAATCATGCTGCAGAAACATTAGAACATGTTGGTCAAATAATGGCTGAGGCATATGCGGTTAGAGCTGGTAAAAACAAACAAGAACTTGTAGAAATGATGGCTAGGGAAACGTGGCTAAATGCTGATGAAGCCATTGAACAAGGTTTTGCGGATAGTAAAATGTTTGAAAACGACAATATGCAAATTGTAGCAAGCAATACACAAGTGTTATCGAAAGATGTATTAAATCGTGTAACAGCTTTGGTAAGTAAAACGCCAGAGGTTAACATTGATATTGACGCAATAGCAAATAAAGTAATTGAAAAAATAAATATGAAAGAAAAGGAATCAGAAATCGATGTTGCAGATAGTAAAGTATCAGCAAATGGATTTTCAAGATTCCTTTTTTAATACAAAAAATAGGAGGTCATAAAATGACTATAAATTTATCGGAAACATTCGCAAATGCGAAAAACGAATTTATTAATGCAGTAAACAACGGTGAACCGCAAGAAAGACAAAATGAATTGTACGGTGACATGATTAACCAACTATTTGAAGAAACTAAATTACAAGCAAAAGCAGAAGCTGAAAGAGTTTCTAGTTTACCTAAATCAGCACAATCTTTGAGTGCAAACCAAAGAAGTTTCTTCATGGATATCAATAAAAACGTTAACTATAAAGAAGAAAAACTTTTGCCAGAAGAAACAATTGATAGAATTTTTGAAGATTTGACGACGAATCATCCGTTATTAGCTGATTTAGGTATTAAAAACGCTGGTTTGCGTTTGAAGTTCTTAAAATCTGAAACTTCTGGCGTAGCCGTTTGGGGTAAAATCTATGGTGAAATTAAAGGTCAATTAGATGCTGCGTTCAGTGAAGAAACAGCAATTCAAAATAAATTGACAGCGTTTGTTGTTTTACCAAAAGATTTAAATGATTTTGGTCCTGCGTGGATTGAAAGATTTGTTCGTGTTCAAATCGAAGAAGCATTTGCAGTGGCGCTTGAAACTGCGTTCTTAAAAGGTACTGGTAAAGACCAACCAATCGGCTTAAACCGTCAAGTACAAAAAGGTGTATCGGTAACTGAGGGTGCTTATCCAGAGAAAGAAGAACAAGGTACGCTTACATTTGCTAATCCGCGCGCTACAGTTAATGAATTGACGCAAGTGTTTAAATACCACTCAACTAACGAGAAAGGTAAATCAGTAGCGGTTAAAGGTAATGTAACAATGGTTGTTAATCCGTCCGATGCTTTTGAGGTTCAAGCACAGTATACACATTTAAATGCAAATGGCGTATATGTTACTGCTTTACCATTTAATTTGAATGTTATCGAGTCTACAGTCCAAGAAGCAGGTAAGGTTTTAACGTACGTTAAAGGTTTATATGATGGTTATTTAGCTGGTGGTATTAATGTTCAGAAATTTAAAGAAACACTTGCGTTAGATGATATGGATTTATACACTGCAAAACAATTTGCTTACGGCAAAGCGAAAGATAATAAAGTTGCTGCTGTTTGGAAATTAGATTTAAAAGGACATAAGCCAGCTTTAGAAGGTACCGAAGAAACACTATAAAATTTTATGAGGTGATAAAATGGTGAAATTTAAAGTTGTTAGAGCTTTTAAAGACATAGAGCACAATCAACACAAGTACAAAGTAGGGGAGTTGTATCCAGCTGAAGGGTATAACAATCCTCGTGTTGAATTGTTGACAAATCAAATCAAAAATAAGTACGACAAAGTTTATATCGTACCTTTAGATAAGCTGACAAAACAAGAATTATTAGAACTATGCGAATCATTACAAAAAAAAGCGTCTAGTTCAATGGTTAAAAGTGAAATCGTCGACTTATTGAATGGTGAAGACAATGACGATTGATGATTTGCTTGTCAAATTTAAATCACTTGAAAAGATTGACCATAATTCAGAGGATGAGTACTTAAAGCAGTTGTTAAAAATGTCGTACGAGCGTATAAAAAATCAGTGCGGAGTTTTTGAATTAGAGAATTTAATAGGTCAAGAATTGATACTTATACGCGCTAGATATGCTTATCAAGATTTATTAGAACACTTCAACGATAATTACAGACCTGAAATAATAGATTTTTCGTTATCTCTAATGGAGGTATCAGAAGATGAAGAAAGTGTTTAAAAAACCTAGAATTACAACTAAACGTTTAAATACTCGTGTTCATTTTTATAAGTATACTGAAAATAATGGTCCAGAAGCTGGAGAAAAAGAAGAAAAATTATTATATAGCTGTTGGGCGAGTATTGATGGTGTCTGGTTACGTGAATTAGAACAAGCTATCTCAAACGGAACCCAAAATGACATTAAATTGTATATTCGTGATCCGCAAGGTGATTATTTACCCAGTGAAGAACATTATCTTGAAATTGAATCAAGATATTTCAAAAATCGTTTGAATATAAAGCAAGTATCACCAGATTTGGATAATAAAGACTTTATTATGATTCGTGGAGGATATAGTTCATGAGTGTGAAAGTGATAGGTGATAAAGCATTAGAAAGAGAATTAGAAAATCGTTTCGGAACTCAAGCGATGTTAAAAGTTCAAGATAGGGCGCTAATTGCTGGTGCTAAAGTAATTGTTGAAGAAGTAAAAAAACAACTAAAGCCATCAAAAGATACGGGCGCATTAATTAATGAGGTAAGTTTTAGTAAACCTGAATGGATAAACGGAAAACGTACAATTACTGTTCATTGGCGAGGTTCTAAAGACCGTTATAAAATCGTACATTTAATTGAAAATGGACACGTTCAAAAAGGGACAGGTAAATTTATCAAACCTAAAGCTATGGGTGGCGTTAATAGAGCAATAAGACAAGGGCAAAATAAGTATTTTGAGACGCTAAAAAGGGAGTTAAAAAAATTGTGATTGATATTTTGTACAAAGTTCATGAAGTGATTAGTCAAGACAGAATTATTAGAGAGCACGTAAATATCAATAATATTAAGTTCAATAAATACCCAAACGTAAAAGATACGGATGTACCTTTCATAGTTATTGACGATATAGACGACCCAATACCTACAACTTATACTGACGGAGATGAGCGCGCATATAGTTACATTGTACAAATAGATGTATTTGTGAAGTTTAACGAAAAGTATAACGCGAGAATCATAAGAAATAAGATATCTAATCGTATTCAAAAGTTATTATGGTCTGAACTGAAAATGGGAAATGTATCCAACGGAAAACCTGAATATATAGAAGAATTTAAAACATATAGAAGCACTCGTGTCTACGAGGGCATTTTTTACGAGGAGGAATAATAAATGGTAGTAAAACAAGCAAGTGCGCCGAAAGCGTATTTTAACATTACTGGTTTAGGTTTCGCTAAATTAACAAAAGAAGGCGCAAAGCTAGAATATAGCGATATTACAAAAACTAGAGGATTACAAAAAATCGGTGTTGAAACTGGAGGAGACTTGAAAACAGCATATGCTGATGGTGGTCCAATCGAATCAGGGAACACAGACGGAGAAGGTAAAATTTCGTTACAAATGCATGCTTTCCCTAAAGAGATTCGCAAAATAGTATTCAATGAAGAGTATGATGAATACGGTGTTTATAAAGAAACTCAAGGTAAACAAAACAACTATGTAGCAATTTGGTTCAGACAAGAGCGTCGAGACGGCACATTTAGAACGGTTTTATTACCTAAAGTCATGTTTACAAATCCTAAAATCGATGGCGAAACGGCTGAGAAAGATTGGGATTTCTCAAGCGAAGAGGTTGAAGGTGAGGCACTTTTCCCTTTAATTGATAATAAAAAGTCAGTACGTAAATATATCTTTGATTCAGCAAACATGACAAATCATAGTGGAAATGGTGAAAAAGGCGAAGAGGCTTTCTTAAAGAAAATTTTAGGCGAAGAATATACTGGAAACGTGACAGAGGATAACGGCGAAACTTTGTAACGCAACCGGCTTCATCGGAAACTGAGATAAAGTCGGTTAATATACCAGATAGTTTTAAAACACTAAAAGTTGGCAACACATATGATTTAAATGTTGTAGTAGAGCCATCTAATCAAAGTAAGTTATTGAAATACACAACAGATCAAACGAATATTGTATCAATCAATAGTGATGGTCAAGTCACTGCGGAAGCACAAGGTATTGCCACGGTTAAAGCATATGTTGGTAATATGAGTGACACTATAACAATAAATGTAGAAGCATAAGAGGGGACAACCCCTCTATTTTATTTGAAAATAAGGAGAGTATTATAAAATGGCAAAATTAAAACGTAACATTATTCAATTAGTAGAAGATCCAAAAGCAAATGAAATTAAATTACAAACGTACTTAACACCACACTTCATTTCATTTGAAATTGTATACGAAGCAATGGATTTAATCGATGATATTGAGGACGAAAATAGCACGATGAAGCCAAGAGAAATCGCTGACAGATTGATGGATATGGTTGTAAAAATTTACGATAACCAATTCGCAGTTAAAGACCTAAAAGAACGTATGCATGCACCTGATGGAATGAATGCACTTCGTGAACAAGTGGTTTTCATTACGCAAGGTCAACAAACTGAGGAAACTAGAAATTTTATCCAGAACATGAAATAAAGCCTGAAGATTTAACATATAAAGCAATGTTGAAAAATATGGATACTCTCATGATGGACTTAATTGAAAATGGTAAAGACGCTAACGAAGTTTTAAAAATGCCATTTCATTATGTGCTTTCCATATATCAAAATAAAAACAATGACATTTCTGAAGAAAAAGCAGAGGCTTTAATTGATGCATTTTAACCTTAACCGTTTGGTTAGGGTTATTTTTTTGAACTTTTTTAGAAAGGAGGTAAAAAATGGGAGAAAGAATAAAAGGTTTATCTATAGGTTTGGATTTAGATGCAGCAAATTTAAATAGATCATTTGCAGAAATCAAACGAAACTTTAAAACTTTAAATTCTGACTTAAAATTAACAGGCAACAACTTCAAATATACCGAAAAATCAACTGATAGTTACAAACAAAGGATTAAAGAACTTGATGGAACTATCACAGGTTATAAGAAAAACGTTGATGATTTAGCTAAGCAATATGACAAGGTATCTCAAGAACAGGGCGAAAACAGTGCAGGAGCTCAAAAGTTACGACAAGAATATAACAAACAAGCAAATGAACTGAATTATTTAGAAAGAGAATTACAAAAAACATCAGCCGAATTTGAAGAGTTCAAAAAAGCTCAAGTTGAAGCTCAAAGAATGGCAGAAAGTGGCTGGGGAAAAACCAGTAAAGTTTTTGAAAGTATGGGACCTAAATTAACAAAAATGGGTGATGGTTTAAAATCCATTGGTAAAGGCATGATGATTGGTGTAACTGCACCTGTTTTAGGTATCGCAGCAGCATCAGGAAAAGCTTTTGCAGAAGTTGATAAAGGTTTAGATACTGTTACTCAAGCAACAGGCGCAACAGGCAGTGAATTAAAAAAATTGCAGAACTCATTTAAAGATGTTTATGGCAATTTTCCAGCAGATGCTGAAACTGTTGGTGGAGTTTTAGGAGAAGTTAATACAAGATTAGGTTTTACAGGTAAAGAACTTGAAAATGCCACAGAGTCATTCTTGAAATTCAGTCATATAACAGGTTCTGACGGTGTGCAAGCCGTACAGTTAATTACCCGTGCAATGGGCGATGCAGGTATCGAAGCAAGTGAATATCAAAGTGTTTTGGATATGGTAGCAAAAGCGGCGCAAGCTAGTGGGATAAGTGTTGACACATTAGCTGATAGTATTACTAAATACGGCGCTCCAATGAGAGCTATGGGCTTTGAGATGAAAGAATCAATTGCTTTATTCTCTCAATGGGAAAAGTCAGGCGTTAATACTGAAATAGCATTCAGTGGTTTGAAAAAAGCTATATCAAATTGGGGTAAAGCTGGTAAAAACCCAAGAGAAGAATTTAAGAAGACATTAGCAGAAATTGAAAAGACGCCGGATATAGCTAGCGCAACTAGTTTAGCGATTGAAGCATTTGGTGCAAAGGCAGGTCCTGATTTAGCAGACGCTATTAAAGGTGGTCGCTTTAGTTATCAAGAATTTTTAAAAACTATTGAAGATTCCCAAGGCACAGTAAACCAAACATTTAAAGATTCTGAAAGTGGCTCCGAAAGATTTAAAGTAGCAATGAATAAATTAAAATTAGTAGGTGCTGATGTATGGGCTTCTATTGAAAGTGCGTTTGCTCCAGTCATGGAAGAATTAATAAAAAAGCTATCAGTCGCTGTCGATTGGTTTTCGAATTTAAGTGATGGTTCTAAAAGATCAATTGTTATTTTCGGTGGTATTGCTGCTGCAATTGGTCCTGTAGTTTTTGGGTTAGGTGCATTTATAAGCACAATTGGTAATGCAGTAACTGTATTAGCCCCACTATTAGCTGGTATTGCAAAGGCTGATGGATTAATTAGTTTTTTATCGACTAAAGTACCTATATTAGGAACTGTCTTCACAGCTTTAACTGGTCCAATTGGCATTGTATTAGGTGTTTTAGCTGGCCTAGCAGTCGCATTTACAATTGCTTATAAGAAATCTGAAACATTTAGAAATTTTGTTAATGATGCAATTGAAAGTGTTAAACAAACATTTAGTAATTTTATTCAATTTATTCAACCTTTCATTGATTCCGTTAAAAACGTCTTTAAACAAGCGGTTTCAGCAATCGTTGATTTCGCTAAAGATATTTGGAGTCAAATTAATGGATTCTTTAATGAAAACGGAATTTCTATTGTTCAAGCGCTTCAAAATATATGCAATTTTATCAAAGTTATATTTGAATTTATCTTAAATTTTGTAATTAAACCAATAATGTTTGCAATCTGGCAAGTGATGCAATTTATTTGGCCGGCGGTTAAAGCCTTGATTGTCAGTACTTGGGAGAATATAAAAGGTGTGATACAAGGAACTTTAAATATCATACTAGGTTTAATTAAGTTCTTCTCAAGTTTATTTACTGGAGATTGGCGAGGAGTTTGGGACGCGATTATTATGATTCTTAAAGGAGTCGTTCAATTAATATGGAATTTAATTCAATTATGGTTTGTAGGCAAAATACTTGGCGTTGTTAGGTACTTTGGCGGATTGCTAAAAGGATTAATAACAGGTATTTGGGACGTAATAAAAAGTATATTCAGTAAATCTTTATCAGCAATTTGGAATGCGACAAAAAGTATTTTTGGATTCTTATTTAATAGTGTCAAATCAATTTTCACGAATATGAAAAATTGGTTATCTAACACATGGAGTAGTATCCGTACGAATACGATAGGAAAAGCACAGTCATTATTTAGTGGTGTGAAATCAAAATTCACTAGTTTGTGGAATGCGACAAAAGATATTTTTAGTAATCTAAGAAATTGGATGGCAAATATTTGGAATTCCATTAAAGATAATACGGTTGGAATTGCAAGTCGTTTATGGAGTAAAGTGCGTGGAATTTTTACAAATATGCGTGACGGCTTACAAAGTATTATCAGCAAAATTAAAAGTCATATCGGCGGTATGGTAGATGCTATTAAAAAAGGACTTAATAAATTAATTGAAGGTTTAAACTGGGTCGGTGGTAAGCTGGGAATGGATAAAATACCTAAGTTACACACTGGTACAGAACACACACATACTACTACAAGATTAGTTAAGAACGGTAAGATTGCGCGGGATACGTTCGCTACGGTTGGGGATAAAGGACGTGGAAATGGTCCGAATGGTTTCAGAAATGAAATAATTGAATTCCCTAATGGTAAACGTGTAATCACACCTAATACAGATACTACCGCTTATTTACCTAAAGGCTCAAAAGTATACAACGGTACACAAACTTATTCAATGTTAAACGGAACGCTTCCAAGATTTAGCTTAGGTACTATGTGGAAAGATATTAAATCCGGTGCATCATCGGCATTTAACTGGACAAAAGATCAAATAGGTAAAGGTACCAAATGGCTTGGCGATAAAGTTGGCGATGTTTTAGATTTTATGGAAAATCCTGGCAAACTTTTAAATTATATACTTGAAGCTTTTGGAATTGATTTCAATTCTTTAACTAAAGGTATGGGAATTGCAGGCGACATAACAAAAGCTGCATGGTCTAAGATTAAGAAAAGTGCTACTGATTGGATAAAAGAAAATTTAGAAGCTATGGGCGGTGGCGATTTAGTCGGCGGAATATTAGACCCTGACAAAATTAATTATCATTATGGACGTACCGCAGCTTATACTGCTGCAACTGGAAGACCATTTCATGAAGGTGTCGATTTTCCATTTGTATATCAAGAAGTTAGAACGCCGATGGGTGGCAGACTTACAAGAATGCCATTTATGTCTGGTGGTTATGGTAATTATGTAAAAATTACTAGTGGAGTTATCGATATGCTATTTGCGCATTTGAAAAACTTTAGCAAATCACCACCTAGTGGCACGATGGTAAAGCCCGGCGATGTTGTTGGTTTAACTGGTAATACCGGATTTAGTACAGGACCACACTTACATTTTGAAATGAGAAGAAATGGACGTCACTTTGACCCTGAACCATATTTAAGAAATGCAAAGAAAAAAGGTAGGTTATCAATTGGTGGCGGTGGTGCTACTTCTGGAAGTGGTGCAACTTATGCAAGCCGAGTAATCCGTCAAGCGCAAAGTATTTTAGGAGGACGTTATAAAGGTAAGTGGATTCATGACCAGATGATGCGAGTTGCAAAGCGTGAAAGTAACTATCAATCAAATGCAGTGAATAATTGGGATATTAATGCTCAAAGAGGAGACCCATCAAGAGGATTATTCCAAATCATCGGCTCAACTTTTAGAGCAAACGCTAAACGTGGATATACTAACTTTAATAATCCGGTTCATCAAGGTATTTCAGCAATGCAGTACATTGTTAGACGCTACGGTTGGGATGGATTTAAGCGTGCTGGTGATTACGCATATGCTACAGGTGGAAAAGTTTTTGATGGTTGGTATAACTTAGGTGAAGACGGTCATCCAGAATGGATTATTCCAACAGATCCAGCTCGTAGAAATGATGCAATGAAGATGTTGCATTATGCAGCAGCAGAAGTAAGAGGGAGAAAAGCGAGTAAAAATAAGCGTCCTAGTCAATTGTCTAGTGTAAATGGGTTTGATGACCCAAGCTTATTATTGAAAATGATTGAACAACAGCAACAACAAATAGCTTTATTACTGAAAATAGCGCAATCCAACGATGTGATTGCAGATAAAGATTATCAGCCGATTATTGACGAATACGCTTTTGATAAAAAGGTGAACGCGTCTATAGAAAAGCGAGAAAGGCAAGAATCAACAAAAGTAAAGTTTAGAAAAGGAGGAATTGCTATTCAATGATAGACACTATTAAAGTGAACAACAAAACAATTCCTTGGTTGTATGTCGAAAGAGGGTTTGAAATACCCTCTTTTAATTATGTTTTAAAAACTGAAAATGTAGATGGACGTTCGGGGTCTATATATAAAGGGCGTAGGCTTGAATCTTATAGTTTTGATATACCTTTGGTGGTACGTAATGACTATTTATCTCACAACGGCTTTAAAACACATGATGACGTCTTGAATGAATTAGTAAAGTTTTTTAACTACGAGGAACAAGTTAAATTACAATTCAAATCTAAAGATTGGTACTGGAACGCTTATTTTGAAGGACCAATAAAGCTGCACAAAGAATTTGCAATACCTGTTAAGTTCACTATCAAAGTAGTACTAACAGACCCTTACAAATATTCAGTAACAGGATATAAAAATACTGCGATTTCAGACCAAGTTTCAGTTGTAAATAGTGGGACTGCTGACACTCCTTTAATTGTTGAAGCCCGAGCAATTAAACCATCTAGTTACTTTATGATCACTAAAAATGATGAAGATTATTTTATGGTTGGTGATGATGAGGTAACCAAAGAAGTTAAGGATTACATGCCTCCTGTTTATCATAGTGAGTTTCGTGATTTCAAAGGTTGGACTAAGATGATTACTGAAGATATTCCAAGTAATGATTTAGGTGGTAAAGTCGGCGGTGACTTTGTGATATCCAATCTTGGCGAAGGATATAAAGCAACTAATTTTTCTGATGCAAAAGGTTGGGTTGGTGCTGGCACGAAACGAGGGCTCCCTAAAGCGATGACAGATTTTCAAATTACCTATAAATGTATTGTTGAACAAAAAGGTAAAGGTGCCGGAAGAACAGCACAACATATTTATGATAGTGATGGTAAGTTACTTGCTTCTATTGGTTATGAAAATAAATATCATGATAGAAAAATAGGACATATTGTTGTTACGTTGTATAACCAAAAAGGAGACCCCAAAAAGATATACGACTATCAGAATAAACCGATAATGTATAACTTGGACAGAATCGTTGTTTATATGCGGCTCAGAAGAGTAGGTAATAAATTTTCTATTAAAACTTGGAAATTTGATCACATTAAAGACCCAGATAGACGTAAACCTATTGATATGGATGAGAAAGAGTGGATAGATGGCGGTAAGTTTTATCAGCGTCCAGCTTCTATCATAGCTATCTATAGTGCGAAGTATAATGGTTATAAGTGGATGGAGATGAATGGATTAGGTTCATTCAATACGGAGATTCTACCAAAACCGAAAGGCGCAAGGGATGTCATTATACAAAAAGGTGATTTAGTAAAAATAGATATGCAAGCAAAAAGTGTTGTCATCAATGAGGAACCAATGTTGAGCGAGAAATCGTTTGGAAGTAATTATTTCAATGTTGATTCTGGGTACAGTGAATTAATCATACAACCTGAAAACGTCTTTGATACGACGGTTAAATGGCAAGATAGATATTTATAGAAAGGAGATGAGAGTGTGATACATGTTTTAGATTTTAACGACAAGATTATAGATTTCCTTTCTACTGATGACCCTTCCTTAGTTAGAGCGATTCATAAACGTAATGTTAATGACAATTCAGAAATGCTTGAACTGCTCATATCATCAGAAAGAGCTGAAAAGTTCCGTGAACGACATCGTGTTATTATAAGGGATTCAAACAAACAATGGCGTGAATTTATTATTAACTGGGTTCAAGATACGATGGACGGCTACACAGAGATAGAATGTATAGCGTCTTATCTTGCTGATATAACAACAGCTAAACCGTATGCACCAGGCAAATTTGAGAAAAAGACAACTTCAGAAGCATTGAAAGATGTGTTGAGCGATACAGGTTGGGAAGTTTCTGAACAAACCGAATACGATGGCTTACGTACTACGTCATGGACTTCTTATCAAACTAGATATGAAGTTTTAAAGCAATTATGTACAACCTATAAAATGGTATTGGATTTTTATATAGAGCTTAGTTCTAATACCGTCAAAGGTAGATATGTGGTACTCAAAAAGAAAAACAGCTTATTCAAAGGTAAAGAAATTGAGTATGGTAAAGATTTGGTTGGGTTAACTAGGAAGATTGATATGTCAGAAATCAAAACAGCATTAATTGCTGTGGGACCCGAAAATGACAAAGGAAAGCGTTTAGAGCTAGTTGTGACAGATGACGAAGCGCAAAGTCAATTCAACCTACCTATGCGCTATATTTGGGGGATATATGAACCACAATCAGATGATCAAAATATGAATGAAACACGATTAAGTTCTTTAGCCAAAACAGAGTTAAATAAACGTAAGTCGGCAGTTATGTCATATGAGATTACTTCTACTGATTTGGAAGTTACGTATCCGCACGAGATTATATCAATTGGCGATACAGTCAGAGTAAAACATAGAGATTTTAACCCGCCATTGTATGTAGAGGCAGAAGTTATTGCTGAAGAATATAACATAATTTCAGAAAATAGCACATATACATTCGGTCAACCTAAAGAGTTCAAAGAATCAGAATTACGAGAAGAGTTTAACAAGCGATTAAACCTAATACACCAAAAATTAAACGACAATATTAGCAATATCAATACTATAGTAAAAGATGTTGTAGATGGTGAATTAGAATACTTTGAACGCAAAATTCATAAAAGTGATACACCGCCAGAAAATCCAGTCAATGATACGCTTTGGTATGATACAAGTAACCCTGATGTTGCTGTCTTGCGTAGATATTGGAATGGTCGATGGATTGAAGCAACACCAAATGATGTTGAAAAATTAGGTGGTATAACAAGAGAGAAAGCGCTATTCAGTGAATTAAACAATATTTTTATTAATTTATCTATACAACACGCTAGTCTTTTGTCAGAAGCTACAGAATTACTGAATAGCGAGTACTTAGTAGATAATGATTTGAAAGCGGACTTACAAGCAAGTTTAGACGCTGTGATTGATGTTTATAATCAAATTAAAAATAATTTAGAATCTATGACACCCGAAACTGCAACGATTGGTCGGTTGGTAGATACAAAAACTTTATTTCTTGAGTATAGAAAGAAATTACAAGATGTTTATACAGATGTAGAAGATGTCAAAATCGCCATTTCAGATAGATTTAAATTATTACAGTCACAATACACTGATGAAAAATATAAAGAAGCGTTGGAAATAATAGCAACAAAATTTGGTTTAACGGTGAATGAAGATTTGCAGTTAGTCGGAGAACCTAATGTTGTTAAATCAGCTATTGAAGCAGCTAGAGAATCCACAAAAGAACAATTACGTGACTATGTAAAAACATCGGACTATAAAACAGACAAAGACGGTATTGTTGAACGTTTAGATACTGCTGAAGCTGAGAGAACGACTTTAAAAGGTGAAATCAAAGATAAAGTTACGTTAAACGAATATCGAAACGGATTGGAAGAACAAAAACAATATACTGATGACCAGTTAAGTGATTTGTCCAATAATCCTGAGATTAAAGCAAGTATTGAACAAGCAAATCAAGAAGCGCAAGAAGCTTTAAAATCATACATTGATGCTCAAGATAATCTTAAAGAGAAGGAATCGCAAGCGTATGCTGATGGTAAAATTTCGGAAGAAGAGCAACGCGCTATACAAGATGCTCAAGCTAAACTTGAAGAGGCAAAACAAAACGCAGAACTAAAGGCTAGAAACGCTGAAAAGAAAGCTAATGCTTATACAGACAACAAGGTCAAAGAAAGCACAGATGCACAGAGGAGAACACTGACTCGCTATGGTTCTCAAATTATACAAAATGGTAAGGAAATCAAATTAAGAACTACTAAAGAAGAGTTTAATGCAACCAATCGTACACTTTCAAATATATTAAACGAGATTGTCCAAAACGTTACAGATGGAACAACAATCAGATATGATGATAACGGAGTGGCTCAAGCTTTAAATGTGGGGCCACGTGGTATTAGATTAAATGCTGATAAAATTGATATTAACGGTAATAGAGAAATAAACCTTCTTATCCAAAATATGCGAGATAAAGTAGATAAAACCGATATTGTCAACAGCCTTAATTTATCAAGAGAGGGTCTTGATATCAATGTTAATAGAATTGGAATTAAAGGCGGTAACAATAACAGATATGTTCAAATACAGAATGATTCTATTGAACTAGGTGGTATTGTGCAACGAACTTGGAAAGGCAAACGATCAACCGATGATATATTCACACGTCTTAAAGATGGACATCTAAGGTTTAGAAATAATACCGCAGGCGGTTCACTTTATATGTCACATTTTGGTATTTCAACATATATTGATGGAGAAGGCGAAGACGGAGGTTCATCCGGTACTATTCAATGGTGGGATAAAACTTACAGTGATAGCGGTATGAATGGCATAACAATCAATTCCTATGGTGGTGTCGTTGCACTAACGTCAGATAATAATCGGGTTGTTCTGGAGTCTTACGCTTCATCGAATATCAAAAGCAAACAGGCACCGGTGTATTTATATCCAAACACAGACAAAGTGCCTGGATTAAACCGATTTGCATTCACGCTGTCTAATGCAGATAATGCTTATTCGAGTGACGGTTATATTATGTTTGGTTCTGATGAGAACTATGATTACGGTGCGGGTATCAGGTTTTCTAAAGAAAGAAATAAAGGTCTTGTTCAAATTGTTAATGGACGATATGCAACAGGTGGAGATACAACAATCGAAGCAGGGTATGGCAAATTTAATATGCTGAAACGACGTGATGGTAATAGGTATATTCATATACAGAGTACAGACCTACTGTCTGTAGGTTCAGATGATGCAGGAGATAGGATAGCTTCTAACTCAATTTATAGACGTACTTATTCGGCCGCAGCTAATTTGCATATTACTTCTGCTGGCACAATTGGGCGTTCGACATCAGCGCGTAAATACAAGTTATCTATCGAAAATCAATATAACGATAGAGATGAACAACTGGAACATTCAAAAGCTATTCTTAACTTACCTATTAGAACGTGGTTTGATAAAGCTGAGTCTGAAATTTTAGCTAGAGAGCTGAGAGAAGATAGAAAATTATCGGAAGACACCTATAAACTTGATAGATACGTAGGTTTGATTGCTGAAGAGGTGGAGAATTTAGGATTAAAAGAGTTTGTCACGTATGATGACAAAGGAGAAATTGAAGGTATAGCGTATGATCGTCTATGGATTCATCTTATCCCTGTTATCAAAGAACAACAACTAAGAATCAAGAAATTGGAGGAGTCAAAGAATGCAGGATAACAAACAAGGATTACAAGCTAATCCTGAATATACAATTCATTATTTATCACAGGAAATTATGAGGTTAACACAAGAAAACGCGATGTTAAAAGCGTATATACAAGAAAATAAAGAAAATCAACAATGTGCTGAGGAAGAGTAATCTTTAGCACTATTTTTATACAAAAATTTAAGGAGGTCATTTAATTATGGCAAAAGAAATTATCAACAATACAGAAAGGTTTATTTTAGTACAAATCGACAAAGAAGGTACAGAACGTGTAGTATATCAAGATTTCACAGGAAGTTTTACAACTTCTGAAATGGTTAACCATGCTCAAGATTTTAAATCTGAAGAAAACGCTAAGAAAATTGCGGAGACGTTAAATTTGTTATATCAATTAACTAACAAAAAACAACGTGTGAAAGTAGTTAAAGAAGTAGTTGAAAGATCAGATTTATCTCCAGAGGTAACAGTTAACACTGAAACAGTATGAAAAGCTATGAGTTAGATACTCATAATCTTTATTCTTTTAGAAAGCGGGTGTACTGAATTGGGGTGGTTCAAAAAACACGAACATGAATGGCGCATCAGAAGGTTAGAAGAGAATGATAAAACAATGCTCAGCACACTCAATGAAATTAAATTAGGTCAAAAAACCCAAGAGCAAGTTAACATTAAATTAGATAAAACCTTAGATGCTATTCAAAAAGAAAGAGAAATAGATGAAAAGAATAAGAAAGAAAATGATAAGAACATACGTGATATGAAAATGTGGGTGCTTGGTTTAGTTGGGACAATATTTGGATCGCTAATTATAGCATTATTGCGTATGCTTATGGGCATATAAGAGAGGTGAATAAAATGTTTAAACTAATCTTTGGTTATAGTTTCTGGACATGTTTTTGGTTCGGTAAATGTAAATAAGTTTTAGTCAGTGCTTCGGTACTGACTTTTTATTTATTGTTGTAATTATGGTAATATGCAGAAGTGAGCAAGTTGGATAGATGGTGGCTATCTGAGTATAAGGAGGTGGTGCCTATGGTGGCATTACTGAAATCTTTAGAAAGGAGACGCCTAATGATTACAATTAGTACCATGTTGCAGTTTGGTTTATTCCTTATTGCATTGATAGGTCTAGTAATCAAGCTTATTGAATTAAGCAATAAAAAATAACCATCGCTAACTTTGGCTGGTTTCGATGGTTAAATGGTTATTAATTTAATCTTTAATCTAAAATAGCCACCGTCTTTTTAACGGGCTCATTAGGGTAACATGTTTGCGCATGTTGCCCTTTTTCTATATATAAATTAACACACCATAATATAAATATCAAATAGACGGCTTATTAGTCGTCTTTTTATTTTGGGTAAAAGGAGATAAGAATATGATTAATTGGAAAATTAGAATGAAACAAAAATCATTTTGGGTAGCGATATTGTCAGCTATCTTTTTATTTGCTCAAAACATCGCAAAAGCTATTGGGTATGATATCCAAGTTTATACAGAGCAATTAACAGACGGTTTAAACGCTATATTAGGATTTTTAGTATTAACTGGTGTGATTCAAGACCCGACTACTAAAGGTATAGGTGATAGCCACCAAGCTTTAGAATATGAAGAACCAAGAAGAAAATACTAGGAGGTAAAATAATGAAAACATACAGTGAAGCAAGAGCAAGGTTACGTTGGTATCAAGGTAGATATATTGATTTTGACGGTTGGTATGGTTACCAATGTGCAGATTTAGCAGTTGATTACATTTATTGGTTGTTAGAAATTAGAATGTGGGGAAATGCAAAAGATGCAATCAATAACGATTTTAAAAACATGGCAACAGTATATGAAAACACACCATCGTTTGTTCCACAAATAGGTGATGTGGCTGTATTTACCAAAGGAATATATAAACAATACGGTCATATTGGTTTAGTGTTTAATGGTGGTAATACAAACCAATTTTTAATTTTGGAACAGAACTATGACGGTAACGCAAATACGCCTGCAAAGTTACGTTGGGATAATTATTACGGCTGTACTCACTTTATTAGACCTAAGTATAAAAGTGAGGGCTTAATGAATAAGATCACAAATAAAGTTAAACCACCTGCTCAAAAAGCAGTCGGTAAATCTGCAAGTAAAATAACAGTTGGAAGTAAAGCGCCTTATAACCTTAAATGGTCAAAAGGTGCTTATTTTAATGCGAAAATCGACGGCTTAGGTGCTACTTCAGCCACTAGATACGGTGATAATCGTACTAACTATAGATTCGATGTTGGACAGGCTGTATACGCGCCTGGAACATTAATATATGTGTTTGAAATTATAGATGGTTGGTGTCGCATTTATTGGAACAATCATAATGAGTGGATATGGCATGAGAGATTGATTGTGAAAGAAGTGTTTTAATTCTTAGGTTAAAATGTTAAATATTTGTTAATTATTTTTTAATGTAATTTTAGTTTCTTTTAATATTTTATTGATTTTTAATATTTTCTCAATATAAAATGAAGTTGTTGATATTTATCATCTTAAATAAGGGTGTTAGCTATAAAAAGAGATAAATAAAAACAAATATATTATATTTGGAGGAAGCGCCATGCTCAAAAGAGGTTTATTATTTTTAACTGTTTTATTGTTATTATTCTCATTTTCTTCAATTACTAATGAGGTAAGTGCATCAAGTTCATTCGACAAAGGAAAATATAAAAAAGGCGATGACGCGAGTTATTTTGAACCAACAGGCCCGTATTTGATGGTAAATGTGACTGGAGTTGATGGTAAAGGAAATGAATTGCTATCCCCTCATTATGTCGAGTTTCCTATTAAACCTGGGACTACACTTACAAAAGAAAAAATTGAATACTATGTCGAATGGGCATTAGATGCGACAGCATATAAAGAGTTTAGAGTAGTTGAATTAGATCCAAGCGCAAAGATCGAAGTCACTTATTATGATAAGAATAAGAAAAAAGAAGAAACGAAGTCTTTCCCTATAACAGAAAAAGGTTTTGTTGTCCCAGATTTATCAGAGCATATTAAAAACCCTGGATTCAACTTAATTACAAAGGTTATTATAGAAAAGAAATAAAACAAAATAGTTGTTTATTATAGAAAGCAATGTCTTGATTGAATATGTGTAGTGAAAATTATCTTTCATCAAATTCTCATTCATGCACGAATGGTTCTTCCCCACCTAATCAGATATTAGGTGACTTATGGGGAGAAATCAGTTAGGATGAAAAAGTGGATAATCCTTTTTTAGGCAGGTACTTCGGTACTTGCCTATTTTTTTATGTTATAATCTTTCTAGACGTATTCAAGGGACGTCTTTTTAGATTGTATGTTATAGCTAGCTTTCGGGCTAGTTTTTTGTTATGATGTGTTACACATGCATCAACTATTTACATCTATCCTTGTTCACCCAAGCATGTCACTGGGTGTTTTTTCTTATGATAGAGAGCATAGTTTTCATACTACTCCCTCGTAGTATATATGACTTTAGCATTCCCGTATAATAGTTTACGGGGTGCTTTTTATGTTATAATTAACTGTATATAGTAGGAGTGAACTATATAGCCTGTTAAGTGGCCTAGTAACCTAACACTTATCCTGCAATTGATATCCTTTTTGCCCTTCACTCGATACATATATCTCAACAACATAGAAATATTACAGTCGCTACACCGCATCTTAAATGGTGTGGTTATTTTTATTGGAAGTGTGTATCAGGTATCAGTAATGTTAAAACACCAGCTAAAAATGAAAAGAATTCACCAGTGCCAGCAGGTTATACACTCGATAAAAACAATGTACCGTATAAAAAAGAGACTGGTTATTACACAGTTGCCAATGTTAAAGGTAATAACGTGAGGGATGGCTATTCAACTAATTCAAGAATTACAGGTGTATTACCCAATAACGCAACTATCAAATATGACGGCGCATATTGCATTAATGGCTATAGATGGATTACTTATATTGCTAATAGTGGACAACGTCGTTATATAGCGACAGGAGAGGTAGACAAGGCAGGTAATAGAATAAGCAGTTTTGGTAAGTTTAGTGCAGTTTGATAATTAGATATATAAAGGTTTGGCAAGTTATGAAATGTCTGCCAAACCTTTATATAAAAAAGAAATATCTACCTTTTAATTTATGTAACTACTATTAGTATGCATATTCATTAGTTTTTCCAGGACCATTAATTACATAAGATGATTTAGACTCTCCTTTTTTAAAGAAGTATGTTTTATACATTTTACCTAGTAACTCAACATTTTTTCTATCTTCAGCAAGTGGTGTATTCAGATATACTGTATAGTAACCTTTATTTTCAGTTAAAATAACCATTTTTTCAAATTGAGCAGAATTTTTTGTGCCTTTCTTTAAATAATTTCTCAAACGTTCATCTAATTTTCCTAGCGTTGTAGGAAGACCACTATTTTTAAATGATTCTTTATAAGCTTTTTCTTTCTCTAACATTTTCTTATTTGATTCTATTTCTTCATTTGTAGGAAACGGTTCAAAAGTAAAAGCTTTCGCTGAATGATGGTGTGTACTGATTCCTGCCGTTAAAAAACTTAATGCTAAAACTGTTGTTGCTAATTTCTTTTTCATAATGATGTTAATTCTCCTTAAATTCTATATTTAAATTTATAGTTAGTTTTGCGAAATTCCTAAAATGAGTTTAATCTAATCGACGAAATATATTAATTAACTTGAAATTAATAAAAGATTAATTATTTTTAACTAAAAATTAAAATTCAATTAGTGTTTTGATGAATTTGGTCTCGATAAATTGAAATAATCTAAAAAACGCTATAATTTTTCTATTAATAGTAATTAATATGTGCTATATTTATCTTAGACACAGCAATGTGTTCAAATTTTCATCTATTCATAAGCTAGCCTTCGGGCTAGTTTTTTTGTGCTATATATATTTGTTTTAATTAAATAAAATTAGATAATGCAATAGTAGCCATTTTATGTTAATATTACCTTGGGCGTTTTCAAGGAGCGCCTTTCATTTTTTATGTATTGCTCCCCTTCGGGCTAGTATATTAAATTTATTTTTGCGCTTTCCAAATCAATGTATATGTGTTATATTGTTTATGGGAAGTAGGTAAGCATTTCGGTGCTTACCTTTTTTTGTTTTTCTATAAATACAATAAGGTATGTCAATTTGATAATTTATTAATTTTCATTTAATAAGAAGATCTATATAGTTAATGAATAATTAATGTACTTTTTTTTAGTCAGTCATTAAAATAAATTAGTACTAATTACTAAGGAGAATAAAAAATGAAAATTAGAAAATCTATACTTGCGGGAACTTTAGCAATCGTTTTAGCATCACCACTAGTAACTAATCTAGATAAAAATGAGGCACAAGCTAGCACAAGCTTGCCAACATCGAATGAATATCAAAACGAAAAGTTAGCTAATGAATTAAAATCGTTATTAGATGAACTAAATGTTAATGAATTAGCTACTGGAAGTTTAAACACTTATTATAAGCGAACTATAAAAATTTCAGGTCAAAAAGCAATGTATGCTCTTAAGTCAAAAGACTTTAAGAAAATGTCAGAAGCAAAATATCAACTTCAAAAGATTTATAACGAAATTGACGAAGCACTAAAAAGTAAATATTAAAAAAACCACCCTTTTACGGGTGGTTTTAATTTTCTAGATAATATAAAAGTGTTCATAAATAAAACAGTATAGGCAAACAATAAAGTATTGAAAAAAGTAAGTTTAATATGAAAATTGTTAAATGAACGACATCTTTTGTTTTTATAAATATCAAGAAAATAATCAAACTCAAAATAAATAACGTAACTGTAGTCATAGGCGTCCATACATAATCAGCATTAGTCATTAAGAATGGTGCAGCCATTATGAAAAAATTTATAATGCAGATGAAATAGACAATTAGACTATAAATTAGATAAATAACAATACACACCCTTCATAAATAAATAATTTAAATCCTATATATTTTAACAAAAGTAACACACAGAAGTGTAGAAAATAAAAAATATTGGTAAATAAAATCAATAAGTTTAACCAATATGTTGCTCGCTTCATACCGTATATTGCAACAAAAATTCCGATTAAGAAAAATATAGCCCCTATGATAAAACAGAAATCCGATGCTGAATTATTAAAAAATGAGGTGTTTAGAGTTAGAAAATGAGTTAATGAGTTGACTATAACTAATAAGATATTAATTATATTTGTATGGTTCTTCACATGATACCTCCAAGTAAAAAAATCTAATTAATAAAGTGAATGCTTGATGAACAAGCAGTTATTCCAAACAGAATCAATAAGAAAAGTAGAATCAACATGCTAATGCCCCATAAACAACCCTTTTCACTTTCTCTATTATTAATTTCTTGACTTCTTTTAAAGATATTATTACTTTTACATTCTTTAGTTGTTTTAAATTTCACGTTTTTATTACTTCCTTTTGTCTAAAAGTTTACAATGAATTTTTGATTATAATAATATATTCAAAATAGTACTATCTAGTTTGATATGTCAAGCAATATTATTATAAAATTGGAATTCTGAGTTGTCTACTCTAATTTATTATATTTACCTATAAAAATACACCTCAAAAAATAGATTTTTCAGTCTAGCTTTTGGGGTGTACATTCCACACAAACATGTGATTATTTTGATGTTTCTATTAAACTTGTAATTTTAAATTTAAAGTCCCTAAAAAGTCCCTAAAATTTTATTTTATATGAGGTATTATTGATAATGATAAAGTTATAAACCTTGATATTATGCTGTTTTACTTTTTGAATGATAAGTAATTTTATGTTAAAAGTCTCCAGTTTGGATACAAAACGGTCGATAACATATAAACGTTATGACTAACTAACTTCAAATCAGTATCATCTTTCTTAGATTCGGCTTTGGCACTATTGTCAGTAAGTGCACCAACTAATAATAAATTTGCTAATGCAAGTGTTGCAACTTTTTTTAGTGAATTGGATTTTGTTTTTTTCACCATCAT